GGTGTGTTAAGGAAGGTATGAAGCACTACACACTCAGCACTGCTCAAGAACTTGTCAAATACGTAGAAGGGAAGATGAAGTAATGTCACATACATTAGAGGAACTCAAGGAAGCAGTAGCAAGAGACTACGATGCAGTGTTGGTAGTTGAGGCTTTAGACATCTCAGTTGAGGACTTGCTAGAGGCTTTCGAGGATAGATTAATTAGGAATAGAGACTTATTTACGGAGGATGATTATGAGCATTGATGACGATGACGATATTAAAGAACGAGATATGTACGACAACAATCCTGATTCGCCTCATTATGGTGAGATAATAGGAATGGCTGATGTAGAAGCTGAGATTGAGGCGTTGAGAAAGAAAGCCGATAAGGTGAGAAAAAGAAAGCTGTTAAGGAGTTTAGACAATGAGCATTGACGATGCAAGTCCCGCAGACTGGGACAGACTAAGAGAAAAACATCCCACATTGGTCAAGAAGTACGAAGACTTTGTGACTAAAAACGAAGATGTAGTCAACAGTCCGCAACATTATAACTATGGTAAGATAGAGTGTATTGAAGCCATTCAGGAGAGTATGACCCCTGAGTCATTCAAAGGTTATCTTAAAGGCAACACGATGAAGTACCTGTGGAGATATGAGCGTAAAGGTAAGGCAGTAGAGGACTTGAAGAAAGCCCAATGGTATCTAGACAAACTCATATCGGAGGTAGAGGAATGAAGCACGGGCAAACACACGGAGGCAAAGGGTCAGCCCAAAGACCTACCGATGGGAAACAGTTTGCTAAGAACTGGGATGCAATCTTTAACAAACAAAAATCAAAGCCTAAGAAAAAAGAGGAACAAAAGAAATGAATGAGTATCAAGAGTTTATACACAAGTCCCGTTACGCTCGGTGGCTACCAGAGGAAGGCAGACGAGAGACTTGGGCTGAGACGGTCAACAGATATGTAGATTTCTGGAAGGAACGTGGTCAGATAACCGAGAAGACAGCCTTACAGTTATTCAACGCTATCTTTAACCTAGACGTAATGCCTAGTATGCGTTGTCTGATGACCGCAGGTGAGGCTCTGGACAAGGACAACGTAGCAGGGTTTAACTGTAGCTACCTACACATTGACCACCAGAAGTCCTTTGACGAGATGATGTACGTGCTTATGTGCGGTACAGGTGTGGGGTTCAGTGTTGAGCGTCAGTTCATCGAGAAGCTACCCACAGTTGCTGAGTCATTCCATGACACCGACAGCACGATTGTAGTGGCTGATAGTAAGATTGGTTGGGCATCTTCATTCCGTGAATTGATTGCTATGTTGTATGCAGGTAAAGTACCTAAGTGGGATATGCACAAGGTACGTCCCGCAGGTGCAAGACTTAAGACATTCGGTGGTCGTGCATCAGGAGCACAGCCCCTTGAGGATTTGTTTATATTCTGCGTGGGTGTATTCAAGAAAGCCGCAGGTCGTAGGTTGACCAGTATCGAGTGCCATGACATCTGCTGTAAGATTGCTGAGGTTGTTGTAGTCGGTGGTGTACGTAGGTCAGCATTGATTAGTTTATCTAATTTGTCAGACCCTCGTATGGCTAAGGCTAAGTCAGGTGACTGGTGGCGTAACGAAGGTCAACGTGCGTTGGCTAACAACAGTGTGTCATACACAGAGAAGCCAGACTTTGAGTCATACCTATCAGAGATGCACACAATGTATGACAGTAAGGCAGGAGAGCGTGGTATCTTTAGTCGCGTTGCGGCACAGAAGATAGCCGCTAAGAATGGTCGTAGAGACTCTGAGCATTCCTTTGGTACTAACCCGTGCTCTGAGATTATCCTACGGAGTAATCAGTTCTGTAACCTATCAGAGGTTGTAATCAGGGCAGACGATGACTTGGTTAATCTTAAAAAGAAAGTAGAAGTAGCCGCTATAATTGGTTCATTACAGGCTACCCTGACTGACTTCCGATACTTGAGAAACATCTGGAAAAGAAACACAGAGGAAGAAGCACTATTGGGTGTCAGCTTAACTGGAATTTGTGACCACTACCTACTAGGTAAAGATTCACCAGACCTAGAGAAGTGGCTAACGGAGATGAGAGATGTTGCTATTAAAACAAATAAAGAATGGGCTGACAAACTTGGCATCAATCAGTCTACAGCTATTACTTGTGTTAAGCCAAGCGGTACTGTGTCTCAGCTTGTTGATTCTGCTAGTGGCATACATCCCCGTTTTTCTAAACATTATATTCGTAGAGTACGTTCAGACAAGAAAGACCCGCTTGCTCAGTACATGACAGCCGCAGGTTTCCCAGTAGAGGATGACGTAATGAGTAAGTCCTCGTTGGTGTTTAGCTTTCCAATCAAGTCACCTGAGACAAGCACTACAGTAAAGCAAGTGGGTGCTATGGAACAGTTAAAACTTTGGAAGAAGTACCAAGACTATTGGTGTGAACATAAGCCAAGTATCACTGTTTACTATACAGATGATGAGTTCCTGCAAGTGGCTCAATGGATATGGGAAAACTTTGATACTGTTAGTGGTATTAGTTTGTTGCCTGTAAGCGACCATGTTTATCAGCAAGCTCCGTATGAGGACATAACCGCTGAAAAGTATGAGGAGTTACTAGCGGCTATGCCAGTTGATATTAAGTGGGAAGACCTAGAACATTTTGAGAAGGAGGATAACACTACAGGCTCTCAAGAACTCGCATGTGTCGGAGGGGCGTGTGAAATAACATAAGTAAAACTTAGGGGGCGTAATGCCCCCTTTTGTTATTCTTCGTTTTCTTCTTGTACTCTTTCTATAACTTTTTCAGCACCACCGCCTAACCAATAATAGTAACCTGTACCTGCTACGGGGATGTTACGCATAGCTGTGTTGAAAGCATCATAGTCATTGTCTTGTTCAAACAATATATTATCAACAGCTTTACCTGCCTTGTCAACAATAGAAGGGAACGCAGGTTGTACTAAGTTCATAGCATAACTACCGAACTCTCCTTTCTGTAAAAACTTTTCTCTGGTGTATTTACTAACAAAGAATATCTTAGCTAGTGATTCAAACATAGCGTCATCAACATCAGATAAAGCGTCAGCATCGAAACCAGAACGCAAGAACTGTCTGGCATTTTCTACCGTACCGCCCGCCATTCCTAACGCTAAGGAATACTTAAGTGCTTCTTCAAACGCACCAGTAATATCCCCTCTCTGTCCTTTCTGAATAATATTCTGTCTAATTAAACCCAACTGTTTTAAACCGAAAGATTTAAGTGAGTAAATTATTCTACCGTTTGACATTTCTAAGTACGCTCTAGGCATCTCAGATAAAGAGATAGGTTGCACATCGGCTAACTCATTCCACATAAGTAGTTTAGTGTTGTCTGTTAGACGACCTGCCTGTAAGTCAGCTATTAAACTTCCCGTCTCATCTTCAAACACAGCCCCATGTTTCTTAGCAATAGCATCAGGGTTTGCCCGAGCTAGTTTAGTATTTTTAATCCAAGACGCTTTAATAAATGTATCTTTACCTAGCCTATCAATACGTCTAAAGCCAGAGTAAGTCAACGCCTTATCGAGAAACTTAGTCATACCACTTAGGTTCTGCAACTCAGCGGACACTTGGTTTACTAGACCTAAATCATCAGCAGTTACTTTAGCTCTCTTACTACCAGTTGCTAATGCTTTAGCTGTGTTAGCTACACCATTTAGGTATAGTGAAGAACCAATATCGCCTAACTGAATTAATGCAGAGTCAAACTGACCTAACAAAGCGGCATACTGTAAGTCCCTTACGTTAGCCATGCTCTTACCCATAGCTTTATCAGCGGCTTCAAACCTAGCCTTAAGCAAAAGACGTAGGTCATCTTGCTGTCCTAGAGTTAAATCTTTACCACGCTTCTTCATGTCCAAAACGTGCTTGCCTATGGTGTTATTAATAGACTCGTCTAGTTCAATCTTACCTGCTTTGTTATACACAACGGCTTTACCAAAGAAATCGTGTTTAGCTATTTCTCGTTCAGCCTTGTTTATGTATAACTGCAAAGCCGTAGGCATATCGTGGTAATACTTTTGTAAGTGCTGTGGTATAGTGCGTATTGTACGTGCAGACTCTAGTCTCTTTTTACCTGAAGGAGGTGCTTTACGTATAATAGCATTAGTAATTACGTTAGCCGCTATCTCATCGTCTAACTCAGACCAATGACCCAAACCTCTTTTAGTAACTTCTTGCTGTAAAGCGTCATCTATAACCGAACTAGTTTTAGTGCCTACCGCCCCACGTAACCCGTCTAAATCTTTAACGTAACGAGGCATATAGTTGATTAGGTAAGACATCTTAATACCTGATTTGTTTGCTCTAGTATGGATGTCATCTAATACTTTATGTACATTCTTAAATTCATCAGACAACTCTGGAAAATACTTGTCAGCTAACCGACCTGCCTTAACCACTTGACCGTTGTTTAACGCCAGTTCCATTTCATAGTACTTAGCTTTCAGTGTTGGGTCTTTACTTTTACTAGCCCGACTCATTCTTGTAGTAAACTTTTCAGTTTTCTTTAACGTGTTGGCTAAAGCTACGCTTGCTCTCATGTCGTGGTTACGTACTGCACCCGCTAATCGTTGGTCTACGTTACGCAGTACTTGAGATACTGGCGCACCAATGTAGTCCCAAGCCTTACCTATTTTAGTGGTAGAAGCTACTGGATTATCCATGTTAGCCATTATTTTAGCGGCATTTTCTTTTGACAAGTAAGAAGGTTTTTTATCAGCGTGTAACAACACATCAGCTTTGTTTTTAGCGTTAAGGCTTAAGTCTTTTTCCGCTAAAGCCACAGCTTGTTTGTTGGTCACGGATTTACCGTTAGCTTGTTTACTGTTAAACAAATGATAAGCTGTACGTTGCTCTAGTTTTTCTACAATCTTATTAGCCGTGGTAGTAGAGCCTTTAGTTGCTTTAGTATTATTAACTCTGTTAAGAACTTTCTTACCGCTTTTTTCTATAGCCTTAACAGGTGTACGCACAGCAGTCTTATAAGCCAAGCCTACTGTCTGTACGGGGGCAAAGGCGGCAGTAAATAAAGTACCATAAGCGAACGACTCAGCAAGTTTCTCTACGTCAGCTTCATCCTGAAGCAGTTGTCTACTGCCCTCACTGGCTAGACCATAAAGACCTCCAGAGGCAAGCAGAGGAATAGTACCACCACCGCTCGCTATAACCGTGGGTATTATCAGGGGGTCGGCTATCTCAGACATAATGTTTGCAGTAGCCCTAATAGTCTCATCTTCACCTGCTATGTCTAACACATCAGAAGTAACATCATAGGCTTCTTTAGCTAACAGCTCTTTATTAGCAATTAAAACATCCTCTCTTTTTTCAGGGGACATAGCCATAAACTGCTCACCAGTAATACCTTGATTTTTTAAAGCACTGTCATAGTAGTCTTCAGCAGACACCTGCTCTAACCTACCTGTCTCAGGGTTTCTTACCATCTTAGAGGAAGGACCGTATGATTCTGCTGTCAACAACAAACGACCCGCTGTGTTGCTTGCTCTTTTACTTTGATAGCCCAGTTCTTTAGCGCGTGTAGTCTCTCCCACACCTTCAACAGTTTTCTTCTCACCAAACTCACCGAATCCCATGTATCTAGTAAAATCTACAGCCGCTTGTCCTGCTTGCGGAAGAGGCATTACACCTCCCATAGTAGTAGGCATAGCCCACTGTGGGACAGAAGACATTCTTTCTATTTCTTGTTTACGAACCTCTTTAGGAACTACATCTTTGTAATCTTCAACACCTTCACTAGCTTCCGCTCTATACTCACGTATAGCGTTAGCAAAGGCAAGAGCATCTTCAGTATTACCTGCGTCATCAGCTTTTATAAACGCTGACTCTAACTGTTCAATAGTAATGTTAGACATTTAACTTACCTTTAAGAGTATTTTTCTAGTCTTTCTTCTAGTTTGTTTTTTTCTGTTTTCTGTATATCATCAGGGGACATTAACTTAGACTCGCCTTTAAATTCAAACAAACCTGTTTCGGTCAGATTATCGGTGTATATTTTTTTAATTACTATTTTTTGAGCGGTTGACAAATCAAAGCCTAAATCTACTAGCTTGTTTGTTTCTTCAGCGGCTATTGTGGCTATTTGATTTTGGTCACTAGGATTCATTTTATTCCAAGCATCGTTCCAGTTTGTAGAAAATGCTCCAAAAATCCCACCCTCTTTGCCTCTATAATCTTCACCTGCGGTTGATAATAATATTTTCATTGTTTTAATATCAGTCCCTGAAGGTTTTTCTCCTGCTTTGGGCTTATCTTCTGGTTTTTTTCTACCTAAAATCTCAAGAGCCCTTGTTATAGCAGTAGGAACTCCATCAATAACTGCTTGCGCCAACGCAGAATACTCTGGAGGTAAAGCCTCTGCAACTTTACGTTCTTGTGTTTTTCTTTGCTCAAGCTCTTTCTGTTCTTTTACTTGAGCTAGTGTTTTAGCCGCACCTGCGCTGTCTCCAGATATTTGTTGAAGTCTTGCAACCTTTGTTAAATCTTGAGGATTAGACAAATCTAATTGACTAGCCGCTATACTTATTTGTTGTTGAGCAGTAGGTTGTCCGCCACTAAGCATTCCCCGTATTCCGCTTTTTAAACCACTAGCCGCTCTCGCGCCCATAGCCATACGTTGTTGGTCAGGAGACAAAGAAACCATTGGGTCTATTCCCCCACGCGGAATGCCTGTAAGTAACCCTGTAATGTCTGTAGCCATTTTAATGTCTCCTATGCTGTCTGGTCAAATTCATTAGGATTTGGATTATATTGACTCATTGAGTCATCCTCAGTGGGCTCATCGTCACCTAAGCCTAACCAACGTAAGGCACTATCGCCTATGTCTTTTATCCATTGAGGTGTTTCTGCATCACCAAACCCTAACTGCGACCACAGACCTGCGTCACCACCTAATGTAGAGGGGTCAAGTCCTAGAGCTTTGGCTCTTAATATGTCATCCAAAGAAGCCTGTTGTGGCATAAAGGCTTCAAGCATAGCTTGTTGTCTTTGTAACTCAAGACGGTTTGCTAAGTCAGCACCTTGAAGCATAGACTCTAGTCCACGACCTTGTGCTTGTCCATACAAAGATGTACCCGCTTGTTGTGCTCCTTGAAATAACTGTTTAATAGGAATACTTGCTTGTAGGTTTGCTCTCATTTGCTCATCAGGAATATAAGACTGAGCAAGTAAACCAGAACCTAAAGCATAGTCAGCTTGTCTTTCCTGCATAGCCATATCTCTTGCGGCTAAACTTGCGTTAGCCATAGCTTCTTGACGAGCCTTTTCTAAAGCAAATGTTTCAGGATTAGCACCACCGAACATATTGGATTGTAAACCTAAACGACCTTGACCCAGTAAACGCTCTTCCATAGCAAGACGTTGACGTTGTTCTTCAGGGCGTTGTGTAGCGCGTATTGAGTCGTATATGTCACCTGTTCTACCTTGTACATCAAACCCCGCGGCACGAGCAAAACGGTCTCTAGCTTGTTGTTCCAAATCATCTTGGAACGCCATTGTGTCCATATCGGTTCTTAAGTCAACACCTCCTGATGGTCCAGTAGCTACACGACCCTGACGACTTACTACGGAATAAGGCTGAAACTTAGATTGTTTACGTAATTCATCAGCAAGCTCTGAGGACATTTGTTGACCAAGCTGTCCTGTTTGATAAGCTCCTTCAATCCCTTCTTTACCCATATAATAATTGCCAACTGCTCCCGCTAAACTGGCAAACTCTGGGCTATTAAATAAACTCATTAGAATGTACCTCCGCTAATAGTTCCTGTGATACCGCCAGTGCCTAACACTAAAGTACCTGTTCCTCCGATAGTAGCTGTTCCTGTGAAAGTAGGGCTTGCGCTATCTATCTTAGAGTTTACTGCTGTTTGTATTAACTGAAACTCTGAATGAAACTCTGCGGCTGACACACGTTTACCCGCCACCCCAGAAGCTAAAGCGTCTTTAGTTGCCCACGCGTTTGTATATGTATAGTTTGACATTTTAAGCTAGTCTCCCAAGTGTGGCATGAATGCCTAGTTTTTGTATAGAATAAGGTGCGCCAAAAACTTTGACTTTTACACCTGCTGTTAATACTTGTCCACTACCTCTACCCTGTACGATAGGGGTGTGAACAATGACTCCATCTGTATATTCAAAAACAGTTGTACCTACTGTTCCTGAATCTTCGTATTCGTTCTGAGAAGT